TGAAGTAACAAAAAAGAAAGATGGTTTTAGTTTGTATTCTGCTAAAGTGATAGAAATACCGGAAGTAACACAATCGGATAATATTGCTACTCTAGAAAAATTATCAACAAAAACAAAGAAATCTCTTCAAGCGGCAATGGAATATGTAGCAGGTAAAACTTTAGGTAGTAAATTTAAAGTTATGAGTGGGGTTGAAGCAGCATTAGTTAAACCTAATAAAAATAAAAATAAAAAAGTTAAAAAATCTTATTATATTACAGATAATATTCACGGTACTGCTGAAATAATATTAAAGGAAAATTTAGATGGATATACTCTTTATGGTTTTGATGGAGATTCTTTAATGCAGAAGAATGCATTACACAATATTGATTTGTGGAAAGAACAATTAACAGAATTGATAAAAAGCAAACGTTCAGAATTAAGAATATCTATTCGCAATGAAATATTAGATAGCGGTAAAGATGCTCTAGAGTTTGATAAAATAGTATTATTTGTTAGAAAAAAGCACATGGATTTATACCAAAGTTTGTTTGATTCACTAGAATCCAAATTAATGAATTGGATGAAAAAACAAGATTCATTTATTTACAAACATCCTAATACTTTTATGTCTAACGAAGAAGTTTTAGAAAAAGATACAGATGATATGGTTATTCATAAAGAAGAATCAAGAGAAGGAGATTTTAAAATAATAAAAAGAGAAGACGGAAATGTTGATTTCATAATTACTTTCAAAGAAACAAGATTTGCTTGGTTAATTGATATTGAAGATACCGATGACATTTACAATTTATTCGGGAAGTCTAACAAATATCCCGCTATTGTTTCTAAAAAAATAGCAGAAGGAAAAACTATTGATGAGGGTAAAGTCATTCTAGGTGTTCAGAAAGATGGATACCATGAATATAAATTAGAAGGAGATAAATTTCAAACTAGAATACATGTTAGAGTTGTTCCCGTTAAAGAAAAAGATACATGGGTAGTTTGGACAGGTAAAAAACAATCAATGTTAGACGATAATGACGATGTTGATATTTGGAATATTAAAGATGATAAATATGCTAATTTGAAGTTTCCATCGGAAAATAACGATTAATTAATATAGTAAAAGTAAAAAGACAAAGAAATAATGCTCATGCAGCCATCTCTTTTATTCAAAGCAGATAAAGAGCATGAGTTTACTATTCTTAAGTCTGATGATTTAGTTATTGGGGGTTATGCTTCAATAGAAATTGTTGATAAACAAAATGATTTAATTACACTAAAAGCCTTAGATGAAGCAGTTGAAAAATATATGTCTGAAAAGAAATATAGGAATGTTATGTCTAATCATTCTAATGTACAAGTAGGAGAAGTTATCGAGAAGTACAGAGATACTAACGGTACTCTACATAAAACGGGAGTAGATGATGTAGGTTTTTATGTTGTTATTAAATTAAGAGATGATATAGAAAAAGCAAAAGAGATTTCAAGAAGTATTAGAAAGGGAACTTTACGTTCTTTTAGTATTGGGGGTCAAGCGATTTCTAAGAAACAAAGAACATCAGATGAGTTTGGTGAGTATAATGAGATAGACAGGTTAGAGTTACATGAAGTAACTATCTGTGAAAAAGGGATTAATCCCGAAGCAAAATTCGACATTTTAAAAATGGAGGACAGAACAATGAGTGAAAAATTGGAAAAAGCACTCGAAGAGTTGAATGACTTGATGAAACAAGTTAACGGACTCGGAGAGGAAGGAAAATATGACGAAGTAACGAAGAACGCAGAGTATATGGATTCTGAAATGGATGAAGAAGAGAAAGCATCAATGGAAGAAGAAGACATGGAATCTAAAGAAGATATGGACGAAGAGGAAATGAAGGCTCTAGACCAAGATTCAACTAGAGACTATGAAGCAGGGGAACTTGTAGTAAGTGGCGGTAAGCCTACTGCTGCACCTAGCGAACTAAAGAGTGAAGGCTTAGAGGCTTCTGACTTTAGTACTCTTAACCTAAGTGCAGAAAATGTTGAGAAAGCATATGCACAATTCAAAGCAGAGCAGATGGAAAAACTTGCTTACGATAATCTATCTAAGCAGTTTGAAGCAAGACTTTCAGAAGAACTTGCAGTTAAGAAATCAGCAGCAGAATCCGCATCATACGATGCTAGAACAGATGTAGCAGCACTAAAAAAAGAGTTTGCTTTACTACGAAAATCTCTATCAGAGAAAGACGAAACAATTCGCAAGAGCGCGGAAATGTCAATGGCATTACCGGAAGGAATACCTACAAGTTTAGAGGCAGCAGCCAATATGACTTGGGAAGACGTACATTCTCTTGTGAGGGGAAATTAAGGAAGTGAAAAAATGAGTGGATATATTAAAACTATGAAAGATTTAGAAGCAGCAACATACGGATATGGCGGAACAGGAAGCGGCAATGCCTTGCTTAAAGCAGGTGGAGTTGTAGGTGGTTTCGGTACACCTCACGATACTAGTGCTAATGCATTTACGGGTGCAGCAGGTCTAGGTGATTTGTACAACCTACTATACGGACAGAAAGTTTGGTCTGTATTAAACCAAGAAGTAAACCCTCTAGCAATGCTTGCTAAGAGACCTTACACATCTAGCGGTTGGAGAGTTTTGAAATCACGACCTATTGGTGGTAGTGACGCAGCATTCGGTACAGGTACTAATGCAGTTACCGCTAGTATTTCATCAGCAGATGCAGCAACTCCTAGAGCAGACCAAATTGGTGGTGTT